GAGACTTAGGACCCTCATTACCACTATACTTTATAGATGGTGCGTTAGTCTCTAGTTCTTCTGAAATTTGTATATCTTCTATTCCCATGGTTTTGTCAGTTTACTTTGTTTTTCCTATTAAATCAAGAGGCGGCATGATAACTGTTACGTCTCTCTGCACGTCTTCTTCAGGTATATTAGCAGCTTTTAAAGCTTCCTCAGTCTCATAGACCTCACCTGTTTTTTTGTTTTTAATAGTCGTTATTATCTTATCTGGTGTTAGTTCTATCATTATGTTGTTACCTCTTTCTTAATGTTTAGATAGCTGATAGCTACATCAAACGAGTCTGTTGTGCTTGATTGCACTGTAAAAGATGTACCACCTTCAACTATTAGTGGTTGTGTTAATAATTCTGTTGTTGTGTTTGCTGTCAACTGTGCTGATTTAATAGCTGTGATACTGTTGTTTGTAATAGTAACAGTTGGTGTACCAGCTGATGTAACTAATATTGATTTAATAACTATAGTTTCATTGACTGCAGGAATACTAGCCCCCAATGGTGTAAGTGCACTACCCGTAGTACTGTTATCTATACCTACAAATTTATATTGGTTTACTACTGCCATTAATCTAAAAAGAAGCTTCTAGCCTCTATCTCCTGTTTTAATTCTTCTTGAAATGTTGTGTTTAATTTCTCAAGAACCGCATCTAAATCTCTAACTAAAGACTGTGCTACATCTTCTTCATACTCCGAGCTTGCTCTAGTTAATGTTTGCACTATCTTTGCCATTATCGTCTTCCTCCAGTTTGAATATCTAACCTAAAAGTTCCTAATTTCCAACTAGTATCCACTGCTGTGTTAGATATGGTTAAAGCTATAGCTCTTGCTCTTGCACGTGTATCTACTTTTGTTGTTGTAGAAGATACTGTAAAAGGACCAAGTGATGAACTAGCTGCAGCGTCGTTTGGATAATTTCTTAAATCTAATTGTACAATAGCGTCTCCTTGTTGTGATATAAAGTCTGGTATGATTCTACTAACTCTCATGATGTTTTCTCCATCACCTCTAAGATCACCTAAGTTAGTTGCAGCTCCTCTAATAACTTTTTGTGTAATATCATAATCACCAGAAGTAATGCTTGCTGGAATTGCTGTAGTTACCCCTAGTCTAACTTGATTAACTCCTGTTTCATGTTCATAATAATATGAAATTCCATCTGTGTTTCCTGTAACATCAAACGAACTATCTGTACTTGCATCATACTGTGTTCCATGTGGTAATCCAAAAACAGAAGAATCTTGCCAAGTAGTTCTAATAAATAATGCGCTGTCATTAACAAACCAAATAGGACGTTTAGCAGTTGAATCTAAATAACTGTATGTAACTGATTGAGTATTTACATTTGAATTAGATTCCGGATAAAACCATGTTACTTCTCCAAACAAGTTATTGATACCTGCATAAACAAATTGATTAGATGTTGTATTAATATTATCATAAACATAATCTTCTACCAAACAGTCCATTGATTCTAGTTTACCTGTGTATCTAAAGAAACCATTGTCAGACATCCAGTATGCAGCACCATCAACTTCAACAGCTGCGTTCATACCAATTAATCCACAGTTAGTACCAACTTGTTCAAAAGCAAATGTAAATGGAGTTCCAACAAAACGCATAGTAAATAAAGCTGTGTCACTCCAAACATATAATGCGTTTCTACCAAGTTCTACTCCCATGATCCGTGATCCATCGGCCAGTCTTTGTGTACCTGCACTGTTTTCAGCTGTAGGTGTGTAGTCATTAATATTTTCTTGAGAAGAAAACCTTATAAACATATCGTCTTGTGTATCTTTATTACCAATAGTTGTTTCTGTACCAAAAAATACTAAGTGTCTATCTGGAGTCGATACTAACATATCTCTAGAAGCCGTTGGTGCACCCGATATAATTGTAGCTCTAGTTCCTGTTGCATTAGTTAAATTAGAATCCCATTCAAAACATTCACCATTAAAAATTAAAGCAATCAATGTACTACCTAAATTGTCTAATGCCCATAAACCCGGTTCCGCTACAGTATCTGTGTCAGCTGATGATTGACCCCAACCAGAAAAACTACTGTAATCTGTAACTGTAGCACCACTACTATGAGCAGCTCTAGTTGTTCCTCTGACAGCTCTTGTAATTCCAGTTAAATTATTTCCTGATACACCGGTATAAGAAATTTCTTCAGTGCCTACTTGAATAAAATTTGTTCCTGTTGTTGGAAAACCAATCGTGGATGTTAGTGTAATACTAGTTCCAGTTCCACCAGTACCATTAGCGTCATTATTCAATAACCCATTTAAAGTTGTTGTTTGAGGAGAGGTTGAGGTTCCTCCATATTGAGATATACCCCACCCAAAAACCCCAACTTGTTCAGCTGGTCCTACATGATAGTATTGAAAATAAGTTATACCTCCTGATGTAGTTGCTCCCGATCCTGATTCATTACTGGGCATTGTAATAGTTATAGTTGTTGAAGATGGTACACTTGTTACCATAAATTTTTTATCACAAAAATCTACAGCAGCAAAATTAGAATTAGTAATAGCACTAAATGTACTTGTTTCTCCAAATAATATAATATCACCTTCTTCAAAATTATGTGCACCACTAAATGTAAGTGTTACGGTGGGTGATCCGTTAGTTGTGCTAAATGCACTTGTAATAGCTGTTCCCAATGGATTAGTTAAAGGATGAATATCATAATACACTTGTCCTGAATAAGCATATAATATTCTATTTGTTCCAATAATAGCATATTTAATACCATCTTTATTAACCATATGATGCAACTGTCTAGCAGCACCTGTTAATTTACTTTCACCTAACTGACTCCAACCACCTATTTTTTCTGGAGTACCATATCTAAAACGTACGTTTGTACCGCCTGTCCACTGTGACTCAGCACCAGTAGATGTAACTTGTTTATTGAATCCTGGTAAAAATCCTAATTTTTGTAACATATAAAAACCTTTGAAATATTTAATTTATGTTATATATTAAATATATATAGAATGAAAGTCTCCATATAATGATAGAAACATACAGCAATATATTACCAAAAGCGGTTAATAAATTAATATTAGAAGAGCTCTGCAACTCTTGTAGGTGGAGGTTGGCTTTTGATAAAGGTCCCAGAGATATATATGTATCAATGTTATTAAACAAGGTAGATAAAGATTTTGGATGGAATATGAGAAGTTACCATCGTACAGAACATTTTGATGAAAATGTAAAACTTAATACTTGGGCTCAAGTTATTTTTTATCATGTAATTGAGACTAGTAAGAAATTTATAAACCCTATACCTATTAGATTTAACTGGAATTACTACAACAAATCCTCTACAGGTAATTTTCACACTGATTCTGAAAACTCTAATTCTTATTCTATTTTGTATAGTATTCACGATACTGACGGAGGCGTACAAGTAGCAGATTCTTTTTACAAAGATGTAGAAGGTGAGGCAAAATTATTTCCTAGTTCTGTTGAACACAAAGGAGTTGGTCCTACAAACAATGTTTTACGTTTTAATTTAAATATTGTTTTTGAATGTGACGCTATAATAAGATGATAAAATTAAATTCATCAAATAAACTATCTCCAAACTCCTCTTCTCTAATGGTGAGTTATTTAAGACATGTTCAAATAAGCTTTGGTAACTACCCCTATATAGAGGACCTACATAATTTTATGACTATTATTAAAAATAATTTATTAGACAGTGAATACTGCGCTACTAATGTTTTAGGAGGCAAAACAGATTGGAATCTATTTAATGAACACCCTTTATTTATAAAGTTTTTAAACTGGTTTATTAATAAACATCAAGTAACTAATTCTTGGCTAAGATTTTTTTATGAAAAAAGACAAATAACTAATGCTTGGGGTAATGAATTAAAAAAAGGGCACTCGGTTAGACTACATGAGCACGCTGAACACCACGGCATTCTATATCTTACAAAAGGAGCACCTTTAATTGTTCCTGAATTAGAATTAGAAATACATCCAGAGCAAGGAGACTATTATTTTTTTCCTCCTCTTATAAAACATTATGTTAATGAAATCAAAGAAGATGGACCAGCTAGGTACAATGTTATTTTTAATATTTCTGAAAAACATAATTGGGAAAAAATAAAGAAATAAATAAACTCCAAGGAAATGTTGTTTAAATTATGGATATTAGAGATGCTATAATAGAAATAAACGGCTTATTTAATTTAGATTTAGCTGATAGAATTGTTAACTATATTAATGATATTGAATTAAAACCTCTTGGTGTTGGTACAACAGACAAACCTAATCTAGAAATAAGAGATGTTAAAGGAAGATTTTTAATAGATTATAAAAGTCCAAATAATATGTCTGACAATGTTTTTTTACAGTTAATAAAAAATGAAATTTTTAAAATGCTTCCTATGTATGTAGCTAAACATCCTAAGTTATTATTAAATCAATTAACGCAATGTGACCTTTTAAAATATAATGTAGGTGGTAAATATGAAGTACACGTTGATTCATTTATTAATGCTCATAGAGAACTAAGTTGTATTATTAATTTAAATGATGAATACGAAGGAGGGGAGTTAGGTTTTTATGATGCCTCTCATACAAAAGAAATACTAAAATGTAAGTTAAAAAAAGGTGGAGTAATTTTTTTTCCAAGTAATTTTATTTATCCGCACAAAATAAACCCTATAAAAAAAGGAACTAGATATAGTATTGTAGCATGGATAGCATAAGAAATAAAAAATACATTTATATACCTAATTTTTTTTCTAAAAATGAATTAAAAATATTACAACCTTATTGTAAAAACGTAGTTAGTAAAGGTGTAGCACATGATCCACAATCTCCTCTTACACCTTCTTACTATAAAGATCCTTTAATGGACTCTTTATTAATTTATAAAAAACCTTTGGTTGAAAAAATATCTAAATTAAAACTTTATGAAACATATGCTTATTGGAGATATTACATACATGGGTCCACGTTAAAAGACCACACAGATAGACCTTCTTGTGAAATAAGTATAAGTGCTTGTATAAATAATTGTGGCATAAAATGGCCTATGCATTTTAATAAAAAATGGTTAAATATGAAAATTGGAGATGCTGTAATGTATTTAGGTTGTGAGGTTCTACACGGAAGAAAACCTTTTAAAGGAATTGAAAACCCCCAAGTGTTTTTTCATTATGTAGATCAAAACGGACCATATAAAGATCATAAAGGAGATTGTAAATTAAATGAAATATAAAGTTATAGAAAATTTTTTAGATAAAATTTTATATGAAAGATTAAAAGAAACTATTACACATTTAAACTTTCCTTGGAGAAGGATGGAAGGTTCTACTGGTCCAAATACTCCTACAGATAAAGGATATTTTACAAACAGTATTTTTTGTGAATTTTTTATTCTCGATTCAGAATTACACTACAATTATATGTATCCAATTCTTTTAAAATTAAAAGCTAAATCTATAATTGAAGCAAGAATTAATATGTTTATAAACGAATTGTTTATTGAAGATACAGGCAACTACCATACAGATTATCCATTTGCATGTAATACAGGCATACTTAATTTTACAAATTCTGATGGTGGGACTCAATTAAAAATTAAAGATAGAGAAGTCATTATACAGTCAAAAGAAAATCAACTCTTGCTTTTTGATAGCAATATTCCACATAGAACAGTAGTACCAAAAAATACAGACATAAGATATATATTAAACTTTAATTATTTTTAAATATGAAGAAAAAAATTATAAAAAGAACAGAAGACATAAAAGATTTTATAGGTATATATGATGGCTATTTAGATAAAACTCTATGCGATCAAGTTTTAAAACTATTTAATAATCAAAAAAAATTTAGTAAAATTTTTAAAAGACAAGAATATCATAATGTGTCTTCTATGTTAGTTAAAGATAAAGCAGTAACTATTCATAAAGGCAATGTAGAAAATTTCACTAAAACTGAATTAAATTTTTTAACTATAAATTTTCAACAGGCTTTAGACCACTACATTAAAGAAACTAATATTTTAGAATATCACAGACCATTTCATGAATTAGCTTACACAGATATAAAGATACAACAGACTTCACCGGGTGAAGGTTATCATGTTTGGCATTGTGAAAGAAAACATAACGATCCAACTTCTAATAGGATACTTGCTTTTACTATTTATTTAAATGAAGTTAAAGGTGGAGAGACTGAATTTTTACATCATAAGAGAAGAGTAGAAACTAAAACAGGTAGAATAGCAATATGGCCTGCAACATTTCCTTACCTACATAGAGGAAACCCGCCTTTAGATAAAGATAAGTTTATAGTTACTTCGTGGTTACTGCTTGTTTAATTATGCTGAAGTGTAACTTGTAGGTCTTGCACCTAATCTAGTAATTTTTTCTGCTTCAGTTTCTTGTCTGAAACCACCTTCTGCACTTTCATCTGCTACATCAAAATCATTGTTGTTATCCCATGCTGATTGTAAATCAGCAAGATGTTGTGCATCAAATCTATTTAT